CAGACTGCAGCATCTCATAGATTATTTATCACTTGTCAATCACATCACTGGAGAACTACCAAAAGAGGTAGCAGTATCCAAAGAGTTCTATGACTGGTATAAATCAGAGGTAGAAGGCACAGCAAAAAGACTTGGTGTACCGCACCCAGATGTTAAAGAACCAGTGTTTGATGATATAAAGATAGTAGTTAAAAAATAATCATTGTTCAACAATGAGCTTACAATGCCATTTACTAAGGGTGATCCAAACATAAATAGAAAGGGACAGCCACCTAAAGAGTGGACTATGAGTGGGCTAATTAGATCGGCAGCAGAAGAAGAAGATGAAACAGGTATCCCCAAGAAAAAGATAATCGCAAGGAAGCTAGCTAACTTGGCTGTAAAAGGCGATATGGCAGCAATGAAAGAGTTTAATAACAGAGTTGATGGAATGTCAGTACAGAAGATTGGTGGAGATGAGGACAATCCAATCAAGATAGACGTAGGCGGCGTGTTAGATAGAGTTTATGGCAAGAAATAGTGTCAAAGATAAACCAGGCAGCACTCAAGAGATGTATTGAGATAGCTCACAAAGCAGGTTCTCCAAAAGATCAGGTCAGAAGATTTTTAGAAGCAGGGTATATACCTCTGCCTTGGCAATGGCATTTCCATTCAGACGCTAGACTAGCAGATAAACAGGATGGGCCAGTTGATATTGGTCTAGGTGGTGCTAGAGGCCCAGGTAAGTCACACGCTGTGTTATCCCAAGCAGCAATGGATGATTGTCAGCGAGTAGATTATCTCAAGGGATTATTTTTACGCCAGACTGGTATCGCTGCTAAAGAGTCATTTGATGATCTAGTAGACAAGGTGATAGTTGGTCATATCAAGTTTAAGCGCACCGGCTCACTACTTCAATTTCCCAATGGATCACGTATACTACTCGGTGGATTCAAGGATGAAAAAGAGATTGATAAGTACATTGGTATTGAGTACGACTTCATTATAGTTGAGGAGTTGAACCAATTGACCAAGGATAAATACGACAAACTTCGAGGATCATTAAGAACGAGTAAGCCTGACTGGAGGCCAAGACTCTACACCTCGTTCAACCCAGGTGGTATTGGTCATGGGTTCGTTAAAGCTAGATACATCATTCCATTTAATGAAAGACAAGAAACTGAGACTAGGTTTATTGGTTCTAACTACAAATCTAATCCACATCTGAACAAAGAATATATTGACTACCTCGAGAGTCTTGAGGGCGATCTAGGTAGGGCATGGCGTGAGGGTGATTGGGATTTGTTTGCTGGTCAGGTGTTCCATGAGTGGCGCAGAAACACTCATGTAATTAAACCAGTCATTCCCAGAGGTGACTTTCAAGATGTGTTGTGGCTTGATTGGGGATACGCCAAGACTAGTGCATTTGCAGCTACGCTCAACTCAATTGCTAACCTATCAACTGATGATGGACAGAAATATAATCAGATCATCACCTACAAGGAGTGGTATGGCAATCAACAATCACCCCGAGAGTGGGCTAGAAAGATATACGATGATTGTTTGAAAATGGGTAAGCACCCCAGGAGAGGTAAGTCTGATCCGGCTATGCACTCACCTCTGCAATCAGGTGGCAACTCTATTGCCAATACAATGATGGATGAGTGGAAGAAATTAAACAAAGGTGAGTCTTGGTGTACAATTGAGAGGGGTAGTAACTCGGGGAGAAACTCCAGGGTAAACAGAGTGGGTATGATGCATGAATGGTTTAGTATCAATCCGGTTACTGGGCTGCCGTATTGGGTAGCAACTGAGAGTTGTAACAACTTCAACAGATCAATACCAGAGCTGGTACATGATGAGAACTTAGTCGAGGCGTATGACACCACAGGTGATGATCACATGGCAGATCAGGCATCGTATGGTCTTGAGAGTGTTAGATTTATCTCAGTCAAACCTGGCTCTTACTCAGCTCTTACAAAACGGAAGAAGAAACAGCTGCCAACAGATGAGCATGGACTACCAGTGTTGAACTCCAGAACATTTTTTGGTAGTGTTGAATAACTATAGGGATGTGGTAAATAGGCTCTTGAGGAAAAGGCAGGTTGTGCCATCGCAGAGTACAGGAAATCAGAGTTATATGAGCGTTAGGACTGAATCAATACAGCGCAGATTAAGAATTGAGGGCAGAGTGCCGGAAGAAATAACTGTGTTGTTTAGACCAAGTGAGGAGTCAGTGGCGTTTCATTGTCCTACCTGTGGCACGTTTCAGTTCTATCGTAAGCATAGAATAATTGCATTGGTGGAGGATGATATGTCACAAATATTGGCTGTCCCACCCATCTCTCCAGTATGTCGGAAGTGTGGTACGGTGTTCCATATCTATGTGCTATAATTTACCTAGGATTAAATATATCCAGCTTTTTCGGCTGGTTTTTTTGTATAGTGACATACTATGAATGATCAACTCCCCAACCAAGATTTTTTTACACAACCAGAAGAAATCATTGATCCACTCTATTTAGACTTAGATGATGATTTGCTGGTGAAAACCACCAAGGATAATATCAAAGCATCGGTGGAATACTACACCAAGAAGAAACTGTATACCAGACAAGAGAAGAACTTTGATTACTACATCGGCAATCAGAATCTATACCAAGCATCAACTAAGGCCAAGTCATACAAAGAAAACGTCATCTATGAGGCTATTTCAAGAACAAAGCCCATTGAGCTATCAAGGATGCCCGACCTGGTTGTCAAGCATGGAAGTGATGAGCCGGAAGCTAAAGAGAGTGCCGAACAACTAACGGGTATCTTCAACTCAGACAGTAAGCGTAGAGACAACAGGAAGCTGCTTGGCCTAGCATCAAAGCTAGAGCCGTTGTACTTCTTTGCGTGTATCAAGGCTAGGTGGAATCCAGAGAAGGGCGCACATGGCGACTATGAATACGTCAACGTGCATCCTAACAATGTGAAGTTTGATCATCACTCACCAGACAATGATGCTAATAAGATGCGATTTGTTAGTGAAAAGACTGAATTGATGCTTAAAGAGGTGATAATGATGTTTCCTGATAAGGAAGCAGAGATCAAAGAAGAATTTGGCTGGATGGATGGAGAGAAAGCAAACAAAGGTGCTGAGGAGAAGCTGGCCTCTCCAATATCATTGATTGAGACATGGTTTCACTGGTACAAGTTAAGCGGTGAAGATACAGAGCGGATTGATGGAGTTGTATGGATTTATGGTAATCTACTCCTCAAGAAGATGAAGAACCCTTACTTTGATTTTCAAGGACATAAGAAGATGTTTAGCAAGGTAATGAAAGAAAAGGATGAAATCAGCATTGATGAAGTGTTTGATATGTTCGATGCCCAGAATGAAGAGTTAGATAACGAGGAGATGGTTTACAACAATTACTTTCAAGACCCTGAAAAGCCTTATTTTTTCATGGTGTACGAGAACATGGGACTACAACCAATTGGTGAGACTTCCAGAGTTGAACAGATCCTAGAGTTTCAGGACTCACTTAACCAAGACGGCTCAATTATCTCTGATATGAATATTCGGTCAAGAGGCAAGGATATATTCTCTACTGAGGCTATTCCACAGACTACGCTAGATAACATAGATATATATGACGTAGACCAAGTGTTAGGCATTGAAGTGCCGCAGGGCAGCTCAATTGCTAACGTTCATGCAAGGATTGAACAAAAGCCAGCAACGCCTCAACAATACAAATCAATGAGCGAGAACAGACAGAAGTCATTTGAGATCATGGCTGTGGGTGCAACCACCCGTGGATTGCATGAACCAGATTCAACCCTTGGTGAGTCACAGATGGCTAAAGAAGCTGATTATGGGGTAATTGATGACATCGTAGAGGATACTATTAACGCAGTGGCAGAGTGGCAGGCTAATTGGGCAATGCAGTTTATTAAGCTCTTTTACACCAAGCCACACATGAGGCATATTCTAGGCAAAGATGGTGATGTATTACACACCAGACTAACGCAAGATATTGTTGATGATGGCATGGAAGTGGTGGTATCAGCCAGTGGTGTAGACAAGATGATTCGTAGGCGGATGGCTATTGAAAATGCTAAGATAGGATACGGAAATCCATTGGACTTTTTCCAAGATACTGAGCAATCCAATCCTAAAGAGAGAGCGTTGAGAGCAATGATGTTTACACTTGCACCCCAGATGTATATGCAGACTTATTTAATGGAGAAGCAAGAACCAGATCCCAATACACCAATTACTAATCAAGTAATGGGACAAGATCAACCATCTATTCCTGGTGATCAACAGCCAGTTAATAATCAGCCTCCAGTTCAACAATAGCTAGCGTGGTATAATTGATTAGTAACATTTACTACTCCCTATATGCCTGATACAAATTCAGATAAAGTTCAAGAAAACCTAGAAAAGATCACTAATGATGCTGCTGCCAAAGCTGGTGAGCAAGCTAAGGTTGAGGTTGATAAACTCAAACAAGACTTAGTTAATTCCATCCAGGGTGAGAAGAAGAAATACTCATGGGAAGAAAAGGGCAAGAAACAACCAGATGATTATGATGAGTTGTTTGATGAGGTAGATAAAAGAACTGTTAAACCAGAGGACATCGACAAACGAGTTGATGAGAAGCTGGAGGAGAGAGAACAAGTTAAACTCAAGGCTGATGAACAGACAAGAAAAGAACGTGAAACTCAGCTTGCTGACAGACGCAAAGAGTTTGATGCAGAATGGTATGACTTAGTACAACAGGGCAAGATGCCCAAGGTAGCTGAGGAAGTACAAGAGCGCATCAACAAGAATGAACGACTTACAGAGGAAGAAATACTAGCTGATGAAGGTCTCAAGGCTAGACTAGAGTTAGCCAAGCTATCTCAATCAAAAGGCAAGAGTGCCAAGGTTGCCTACTATGAGGATCTTAACCAAGAACCAGCTGGAGCTAAAGCACCTGTTATTGGTGGCAGGCCAGCTGCACCACAGTCAGAAGATAAAGATTTGAGTTATGATGATGTGAGCAAAGGCAGAAAAAAGATCTTCGGTTTCTAGCTGTACAGCAATTTACTGTATGTTATAATTGACGCAGGATTAAATATATCCACTCTTAGTGAGTGGGTTTTTTTTTGTCTTATTAGTAATTATTACAAAGGAGAAATATGGCAGATGGATCACTAACTCCCACGGGTCGAACCCATGGGTCGAACGTCTATAACTTTGCTACGGCTAAAGCAGCAGCCACCGTTGTTGATGGTATTCTGAATTACCCAATGATGGCTTCACGCTTAATGTATAAAGCAAAAATGTTCAGTGGGGATGGAAGAAGTGAACAACCCACAATTATTAAAGATATCAAGGTATCAAACAGAACTCAGTTTCAATGGTTTGACGGACTTGATGCACTAAACTCAGCAGCAGAGAACGTAGTTGTTCAACTACAATTCAATGATGCGAGTGCAAGTATGCCCCTAGTTGAGATTATGACCGAATCCTTCCAGCGCGAAGGTGCAGGCGAAGATGTCGATTATCCAGCATTTGATTATGAGGATGCTCTTAATGAGACAGTCGAGGGTCTTTCAGAGGCTGTATTTGCAGTAGGTGGAGCTGATGAACCCCTAGGTTTAGAGTCAGTAGTTGATGATGGTACTAATTTAGCTACATTTGGTGGTCAAACTAGGGCAACTTATGACTCACTAGATGCAACTGTAACAGCTTCCGGTGGCACAATGACACTGGCTAAGTTGGCTACACTACGATCAACTATCTCAGACACTGGACCAAAAGAGAGGCCAACCGTTATCGTTACAAGCGATACGATTGCTGATCTTTACGAACAGTTCTTAACCCCTACAGTGAGCAGGGAATACAAATCTATGTCAGTGGGCGGTAATTTCCCAGTGGCAACTGATGCCCCATCAATGGGACAAGGTTTTGGCGGAGTCAATACCTATTCTGGTATTCCTATCATTAGAGACAAGAGAGCAACCTCTGGAGTTCTATATATGCTAAATGAGAATTATCTCAACTGGCATGGTAGGACAAGAGTGCCTAAGAGCTTCAAGGAGTTCGTTAGTCCAGTGAATCTTGGTAAAGGCGGAGTAGTTGAAGGGCAAGCAGCCGTTAAACCTTCCCGATATCATGGTTTCTTCTACCAGGCAAAACAAATAATGCCTAACCAAGCTGGTATTATCAGCAGGTTCTATCTGTTTGGACAAATGACTTCATTCCAACCACGCAGACAGGGTAAATTAACAGGTATTACAGGAGTATAAAAACTCTTTAAGAAAGGAAGATATGGAATTATCAGGATATTCAACAATAGCACCAGAAAGTCTTTATTCATCTAGTTCAGTCAAACAGGCTCATCTAGGACAAAGATTTATGACTGCTGATGGTCGTGAGTTTGCATACTGTAAAGCAGGAGAGCTATTGGTAGTTGGAGACTTCTATCAAACAGCAGTTCATAGTTCTGACTATGTTAGCCAGGCTCTTGCATCCGCAGCAGCGATTGGTGACACTACTGTCACCGTAACTCTAGGAGGAACAGCAGCTACTAAAGATCAGTTTGCAGACGGATACTTAATTGTATCTGCCGGAACTGGTATTGGTCAGATGTTCTTGATTAAAGGCAACGCAGCAGCAGAAGCAGCTGCATCTTGTGTCTTTACACTAGATGAAGCAGTAAGGGTTGCTTTGGCAACCGCTGACTCTACTATCACTGTTATCAAGAACAGGTTTGACAGCGTTGTTAAATGGGCAACCACTCAAACAGGTTCTTCAGCAGGTGCAGCCGTCTTTCCAGTCGCCTCAGGCGAATATGGCTGGCTACAGGTTGGTGGAACAGGATGTGCATTGTCTGACAATGTAGCTACCGCAGCAGAAACTACTGGGATTAGTCCTAGTACAACTACTGCCGGTGCTATCACAAAGGCAGTTACTACCCAAGAAACTATTGGGGGAGCAGCTCAAGTTGTGACAGTCAGTGCCGAAGTCGGTGCAATCAGATTGAATTTACAATAATCTGTACACTCAGTTCCTCGAGGGGGACTGAGATGTGCAAATTAGCACAATATTATTAACTCGGCTTTTACCCTGCTAAACAGGAGAGGCAGAAATATAAAGGAGAAGATATGGCAGTATATATTGATGACTTCCTACCAGTAGTTAAATACAACGGTTTGAGTGTTGAACACGCAACTGTAGCATTACCATCCACAACCACAATTGGTGGTTCTAGTGTTAGTGCTTTAGGCGTAGTTACCTCAGCTTCAGCAAATGCTATTGCAGTTGGTAGACAAGGATCTACAGATCCAGTCTTTAATGTAGACAGTTCTACTGCTACTCAAACTGACGGTGTTAAAATCACTGGCGGTGCAGCTGGAGATGGTGTCGCTGTTTTAGGGATTACCTCAGGAACTAACGCACCTATGACTATAGATGCAGCAGGATCTGGAACAATTGAAGTTGGAACTACCTCAACTGGATTAGTATTACTTGGTGAAAATGTTACTTTAGGTGGAATTACAGATGTGGATGCTCAAAACGCAACCCCAACTATTGCCAACATTTTAGGTGGCGTAGTTGTTCACACTTCTACAAGTGGTGCTGGAACATGTACTGTCCCAACTGGCACAGCAATGTCAACAGGAATTACAGGAGTTGCAGTCGGAACAGTAGTTAAATGGTTATATTACAACGATGGCAATCAAACAGTTACTATTACAGCCGCAACAGATCATACCTTAGTAGGTGGAACAGCAGCGGTTACAACTGGCAAACACATGA